CGTCTTGTAGTGCCTTGATTAAAGGCTAACATCTGTGAGTCTACAACGTGGAGGAAAGGAATGCTTCCAGTAGAACGAGAGCCATGAGAAGTTGAAATACCATTGCTCCTAATATCGCCCCAATATCCACCGATGCCTCCACCACTACTTGCAAGCCATACGTTCTCATCATAGTGAGCAGATAAACCACCCCTGCTGTCAGGAACGTAATTGAGAAAACAACTGATAGGAAGCCCACGGCTTGTTCCCCCGTTACTAAGTATAGGAGTACTGAACATGAACCAACGAGAGGAAGCGTAGTTATAAAGCCTTTGAGCCAATTCAAAATTTGTTTCCCCTTTGTAGGTTGCTCCGTAAACGGAGGCTCTTGCGAATGCTTCTTGTGCATGTGTTTCTTTCTCCCAAAAGTATCTATCCTTTAATGTGTCGAGACTAAACTTATCAAATGTTTCTTCTCTGTTATAATCTATTTCAATTCCTAAGTAAGGCTTAGTCCCTGTCTTATCTTCCGTCATTAGTTGAGTCCTTACTAGTGTTTTTTCTTTGTACATAAAGAGCTATTATAGCATAGTGTATAATTTTAAGCAAGTCCATTTCAGATTTACCATTCTTTTTTCCGTACCTCATAGCATACTTCATAATGTTACCTACACAAAAACTTTCTCCGTGTCCTGCATCTAATATCATATCTGTTGCTTGATACTTACCACCAGAGTAATGTTGGGCATAAGTTTTGTTTACATATTCTATTATGTCTTTTATAATCTCATCTTCTTTAAATTTATAGTTCATTATTTTTCCATTCATGAGGTAAACTTTCTTCGTTATACCATTTAAAATTATTAGTCTCAGCCCACTCAGCGTGAGTTCTTTTAGTTCCATCCTTTCTTTTCTTAGCGGCTGGCATCGGAGCAAAGGGTTTTTGAAATAAGAATATTAACTCATAGTTCTTAGGCAAAGCCGTCCGTATATGAATGTACTTACTATACTCTGCAAAATCCCAGAACCTTCCTTTAGCCTCAAGCAATATAGTCTTACCTTTTATCTTCTTTACAAAGTCAGGCTCATACTTATGCTTTATTATATAGTCAATGTTATCCCAGTGATGCTCCCATTTTTTTAAGATGGTGTCATGTAAGATAGCTTCCCACATGCTATCATATCCTTTAGGGACATTAACTTTTTTAGGTCGAGGCTTTCTTGGTACTCGTCTAGACATTAACAATAGAGGAGTCGTAGTTTTTAACTAGCTTCCAATATGTTAAGATAGAATTAAACATGGCTATATGTTTAGCATGTGATTCATCGTCCCACTTATGACAAGATATCAAGCCTGTATCTTCTCTGTCTACAAAGATAGAAACTCTTTGTGGGTTATCAACGCCACACCCTTGAGCATAAGCAGACAACTGCATACCATGTTCATCATACACTAATTTAGCAGGGTCTTTACCTTCTAAGTTATCCTTTGTTTTAAAGTCAACAAAGATACCAGACTTAGAATATAAATCTATCTTACCACCATACCCTGAGTCAGCACAGAAAGAATCTTCCGCTATCCATTCTTCATTAGGAAAATGTTCATCAAGATATTTCTTGATAGCTTCATAAGGCTCACTAGTAAAAGTACCTAAGAAACCATTCTCAATTAAGTCATGGATTTGTGTCCCCCTTTCAGCGGCTTTCATACCTACCTTCTTGGAGTCGTACTTACAACGAGAAGCAAAGACATCAAACGATTCATCTTCTTTACGTTCTAAAGTAAGTGCTGAATTTAAAGCCTGATTTATTTTCCAGTTCTCTAAGGACGGCTTGGCTATCATACTTAAGATGGTAGTAACGGAAGGAACTAAGCTAAGTTTCTTAGCATCTCTAAGTGTAGTATTCCGTTGCTTACCATTAGCCCCAATCAAAGTATACTTAGGGTCACCTTCTTGTGTATACCAATGTCCTGACTCAGCCGTGAATTTATTATAGCTGTCTAATTTAGAACTGTCAACAAGTTCTTCAGTTTTATTTATCATTTTGTTCTGATTCCTTGAATGCTTTAATAACATCCGATGAGAATAATTTCTGTAGGTTTACAAGAAACATCTTACTTGCTTTGTGGTCACCACCTCGCACAGTTTTAAACGTATCTAATTTATCTACGATTGTTCTAAGTACATCTGTTTTAAATACCAGTGTACAGAATTCGTTATCACCTACACATAAGTTATGAAACCAGTAGTCAGCTTCGGTAGCTTTGATACCTGAAGGCTTGCCCCACGATTCATATTCAATACAGATGTTACCTGTCTTTTGCCACATATCTTTTTCAGACTTTACTTCTATCTTCTTATCAGTTAGCATCTCTGCTATCTTCTCTTCCCTGACTGTGCCATAAGCCAAATCTATATCGAACTTCTTTCTATTTTCTTTAGTGGGTTTCATACCAGTTATCTCCTATGTTGTATTCCCCTGTCAAAGGGCAACGCATGTTATAATATTTGCTTGCTTCTTCTATTGCTTCAACACCGAACACACCAACGCATTCAGCCTGTGATTCTTTTACTTCTATCTGCCACTCATCATGTATGTTAGCTACAAACCTAGCATCAAGAGCATTGAGACTCATCTTATCCTGTAAGATTGTCATAGCTTTCTTCATTACGATTGCACCACCACCCTGTAATAGTGTATTCAATGCGGCATGTTGACTACGAACATATATCTTTCTGCCATCAAGACCCTTTCAAGAACCCACGTTCGGAGGCTTTCTGCACTCTGTCCTTAAGTATCTTAAGTGATGGTAAGTTTTTAAGGAAGGTAGTCTTAAGTTTCTTACCCTGCTTTGCACCACCCCCTGATATTGAACCTATCTTAGCATCACCTGCCCCATACAAAAATGCATAGATGAATGTCTTCGATTCATTTCTAGTTTTAAGTCCTGCTAACTCTTGGTTTCTGCTATGTATATCTCCATGTATAACCTCATCAATATACTCTTGGTCATTCATGTAATGAGCTAACACTCTTAACTCTAAACCACTAGCATCAATACCTACTAACTTATATCCATCAGGTACTGTCCAACATGAACGACACTCTTGTCCATAAGGGCTACCAGAATTTGGAATCTGTGCCATGTTAGGACTTCGGTGCGTCATTCTAGATGTGATTGTACCGTTGGGATTAACATACCCATGTACCCTGTCACCCTTGAGTTCGTCTATCCAAGAGGTGACCTGTGCTATACGCTTCTGATAAAGAAGAAAGTCTGCAATCAACTTAGCTTCTGTGATGTGTTCAATCTTTTTAAGAGTTCCCTCGTCAACAATAGGTTGACCTGTGGGTGTAAAGTTTACAGGCTTCCAACCAAAGTCAATGAGGTACTCACCTATTTGTTTACGGCTACCTAAGTTAAACTCAACAAGCTTCTGTCTCATAAATGACTCAACATTTTGTGTTGTTAAGCAGTTGTTATATTCATCATCAGTAAGACCACGCTTAGATAACTCCCCGTCTTTTCTAATGTAAGGTGTAACTAACTTATCATCTATCAGTTTAGGTTTGAATGTACTGTGTACCTCATCCTCTACCTGTAACTGTTTGACTTTGAGTTCAGCAAGTAACTCCATAGCTTTCTTAGTATCAAAGAAGAAGCCTGTCTTCTCCTGCTGTCTCATTATATAAGCAACCTTATGCTCAAGGCTGATTGAGTCTTCACTAAACATCTTACCTTCTTTGAGTAAGTAGTTGTATACAACCTCGTTAAGNCTGACATCTTGAATACAATACTCTAACATAGCAGGTGTGTACTCATCAAAACTTATAGGCTGTTCTTGTTTAGCCATACCAACACGCCAACCCCAAGCTTTTAAACTGTGTCCACTCTCACGAACAGGGTTAAATAATCTTGACATAACTAATGTATCTTCTAACTTGTGTGTTACTTTAGCACCATGTAATTTTTCTATTACTGGTATATCATAACCTATAATGTTATGACCTATAAGAACATCCGCATCTTCCAGAAACTTAATGCCTTCTGGAATCTGCGTGTTATCAAACGTGTGTACTGCCCCACCTAATTCTTTAGCTACAATACAATGTATTACAGTGGGGTCTAAGCCATCAGCTTCTATGTCAAATATTATTTTAGAACTGTTCATTGTCGAATGTTTCCTCCTCAGATACTTCAAACAATCTACCAGTATCTGCATTGTATCGGAGACCACAAGCCAATCCTGTGTCTCCAGTGTACCTAGATTTTAGTACACGCACCTTGGTGAGGTTAGCTTCTTCAGGATTACTTGCCTGTTGATTTCTTTCCAGTGCAATCACACAGTCTGATAACTGAGCAATACCTGCTGAACCTTTGAGGTGGGAAAGAGAAACCTCTATACCCTGCTCATGTCCCTTGTCACCTGATGCTCTACGTAAGTGGGATACCAGTATCATACCTACGCCTGTCTCTTCTACCAAAGACCTCAAGCGATTCATAAGCATGTCAATACCACGCCTCTCATCACCTTCAGATAACACATTAACTAACATGTGTAAGTGGTCAACGATTACCCATTTACATTCACACCCTACAATAATATATCTAAGCTTGGCAAAGATATCATCGATGTCGGTAGCACCTAAGTGTGAGTGAATGAATACTCTACCAGAAGGGATAGCCTTATCAAACAAATCCGTAAGGGCTTCGTCTGAATAATTCTTACGCTTCTCAGATAGATAGATTCTATCGTTAGCTTCAATGGATAAGATGCCGTCAGCAGTACGTAACCAGTTCTCTTCAAGGGCTACGATACCCACGTTATCCTCTGTGTTTTTGATAAGCCAGTGTTCTAATTCTCTGGTGACACTAGACTTACCAAGACCTGTACCACCTGTCAGTGTAACTAACTCACCCTTACGCATTCCATATAGCTTCTTGTTCAGTCCTTCCCAAGGGTATGCAACACTATCCTTTACTTCTCTATGTAACCAATCACTCTTTTGTGAGGACAGTTCCATGATACCTGAAGGTGTGTATGTCTTGGCGTTCCACCATGCTTGAGTAAACTCTGTGAATTTCTTCTGCTTGAGCATCTCATTAGCATCTTTGAAGCCGTTAGGGAATGACATGATTCTAGTCTTGTTAGGCTTGAGTATCTTAGCTACAGCTTTGGCGGCTTCCTTACCTGCCTTGTCATTGTCAAAGCATAAGACTACATTGTCAAAGGACTCGACAAACTCTATGCTTTCACGTACATCCTTAACTGCTGATGATGCACCACGCTTGACGGATACCACTGCCCACTTACCTTGGAACAGTTCATCCACTGCCATAGCATCACACTCACCTTCGGTAATGGTCAGATACTTACCACCTGTATTACCATGAAGCTGTTCACCGAATAATCCAGTGCCTTCAAATGTACCATTGCAAGAAAAGTTCTTGTTGTCTACGTATCTAGTCTTAGTACCTACAACCTCACTACCATTAAAGAATGGGTAGACATGTTGAGCTACGTTATTGTTTCTGTCCTTGATAATCTTGACACCATACTTGGTTGCTGTTTTTTCAGAGATACCTCTGTCGGTTAGTGCACCGTAAGAACCAGTATAGGATGTAAGGAATGTGTTGTCGGACTTGGGTTTGGATTGGTTTGTCATATTAACTACTGTGCCTCCTTTAATAATACCATCATAGTTAGGGAAGAAAGTATTACAGCTAAAACATTTAGCAGAGCCATTCTCATTGAGAGATACAGCGTCACTGCTAGAGCAATCAGGGCAGGGTAGTTTGTGTTTAATAAATTGGGTTTGTTCTTGTATCATTCTATCTCCAGTAGAAAACGGCTAGGCTTTTACACCTAGCCTGTTAAGTTATTCAGAATCAGTATCGACTACCTCTTCTTCTTCTTGTTCAACTAATGCTTCGGGGGTATCAGCAAATAACTTTTCAAGGTTACCTCTATGTGTCGCACTAGCAAAGCTCAACGCTTCCATGACTACTTCTAACTGAGACACTTTACTAATTGTAACATTAGCATTTGCCCTAGCTTGTTCATCTTCAATCTTAGCTACATCATAAGATGTAACACCATCATCATTCTTAATACTAACAATCATTTTAAAACTCCTCTCCTTCATCAAAGAACTCAGAGCCGTCCTCGGCTTTGTATTCAACGAGGTCTACGATTTGGACAGCTTGTAAGTCGAGACTTTTACCTGCCTTACCTGCATACTCCCAAGCGTATTCGTTACATTGGACTCTAACCTTAGAGCCATTACCCACAGCAAGATTAACTTCCTGTTTGTTTTGGTCAAGCAATCGAGGTGCAGACCTAACCATTCCGTTAGGACCATTTATCTTACGCTTAACTACGATAGCAGAACCTTCATCCATCTGCTTAATGGTGTGTCCACGTGCCGCAAAGTCGTTAGCTGTTGCTTCATCAACTACAAGGTTGACTGTGTACATGGGTTCAAATGTTGTATTGGGTGTTTTAATATTTGCCCAATACGCCGTTCCGTCAATAATCATATTCTTCTCCTATGATGTTGGTTAATAAATTAAGGGAGTTGTCGAGCCAACTACTCCCAGAGTTGTGGACTGAAGCCAAACCAAATAGTTTATTATTTGGAGATAGAGGGCTTAAAGTTCTTTGGTTGCTCATCGTCATGTTGCACATGTTACACCATCTCTTTGCGGATGTCAAGCATTATTTCATCTATGGAATAGAGACCTTCATCTAACAGTTTTACATAGAAAACTTTAGGGTCAAGAGTCCATCGTGCCTCATAGCCTACTTTGTTTTCGTATAGTTCTTGTGTGTGTTTAGCAATCCAATTACAGAAATATCTATACTCATCTTCTGTTAGTCTTACAAATCCTTCATCCATATTATTCTCCTAATGTATTGTTGGTTCGTCAGCATAGCTTTGGAACGCCTCAACCAATGCATCGTTATCTATTTCTTCTCGCATTTCTCTCATGTTCTCTACATCTAAACCATCAACGTCCCATGTCTTACTATCGTACACTCGTTTAAGTGAGAGGATAGCCTCGACTGATGGCATCATTATAAGGTTATCAATAATAGAGTAGACTGAGCTACCAAAAGTCTTGATGGTTTCTCTATGATTATCTATCACGACCTCAACAATATACTCATCCATGTTTAGATACCTTTATCAATTCATCAAAGGTGTCAATGTCTGGATGTTGTTTAAGATATTTCATAATCCA